TTTTATTCAATTTTACCAACAAAGCCTCCAACTGTGATTCAGTTATGATTATATTTTGTTTTTTTTAAAATATATATTCATTATAATAGCTATATATTTAATTATTGCATTTCTTTTCTTCCTCCTTTAGTTAAATATACATTAACTGGATTTTCTTCTGGGTATTCTTGAGATAAAAATTCTTTCATCTTTTCTACATTTTTTGGATCATCGTCTGAAAAACCAATATTTGGTTTCACCCTCCTTTCTCTATATGAAGTATTCATTGCGTCCATAAATGATTCATTATCTAAGACATCGTTTTTAAAAACCGCCTTATATCTTACCCCTAAAGTTTTTACAATATCATCAACCATATCCTGACAATATGCAATAAATTTTCTCATAGCATCAATTTTTCCTTGTTCAGGATTTGATGCACTTCCAGCACCAAAAGAAACTGGATGAAATTTACACATATCTAAATATTCCACAATCAAATCCTTATCACTATATTCTAAATCCCGAACATTTTCATAGATATCATGTGTGTCTAAATTTCTATATTTTCTTAAATTTTCTACCAATGTTTTTGAATTAATTCCGTTGTGATTTGAAAGGATATAATTTAAACAAGCCTCTTTTAATGTCTCAGGATTATGTCCTCTTGCTGTGATAATTGCAAATATAGAACCACCATTAAGACACTCCACGAAGTCATTCCATGAAGGACCGGGACTTGCAACCATTGAATCAATAATAAACTTCTTATCTCCTTGTACTCCAAAATTTCTAAATGGGTCAGGTGCATATCCAACAATAGTTGTCCCTTTAAAATTAAAAGGTTGGACTCCTATTTCGTGCCTATGTTCGGCAAACTCCTCAGTAGACATAGGGACCTCATCTTCATTTTCACTCATCAAAATTATTTTGGTTGGCATAAAAGCAATGTTGTCATCCCAATCAAATGCGTAGTATTTAAAGTCAGGTCTTCCTTCATCGTCAAAACCTTCATTTAGTCTTTTTTTGTATTGGTTTAATACGTGCTTCCTAATATTCATTTTTTATTCAATTTTACCAACAAAGCCTCCAACTGTGATTCAGTTATGATTATATTTTGTTTTTTATTAGAAAAAGTTTTTTTACCACCCTCTTTAATATTGAAAGTTTCTTTGATTATTTTTTTTTCTATTTTCATAATTATTTTTTTTATAAATATATAAATGGGGAATATTTCTACTCCCCATTTATTTTTTATTTAATTATTCGTCAAATGACGCACCTGTTGGGGTTATTACAAATTCGATGTCGATATATTCTAACGCTCTTGTTGGCTTTAAAAATATTTTACCCGTTAAAGTATTTGAATCTAAATCCTCTGGTGTGTTAGATACCGTAACTCTAAAGTCAATCAAACCTCTATCTCTTCTAATTTGATCTAAGATTGGGTTTACTGAATCTAAGAAGTCCTGTCTTACCTTATCATCGTTTTGTTCAAACAATAATCTCACGGCCACAGCTGAAATAAGTTTTCTTGCCTGTAGTAACAATCTTCTAACATTAATTCTATCAAGTGCAGACTCTCTAACTTGTAAAGTTTTGTTACCCCAAATTACTGTACCAACATCTGAGAAAGTGGCAATTGGGTTAATTCTACCTTTATAAAGGGTGTCTCTATCGTCTTGAGTAAGTTTCTTACGTGCTTTAATAGCGTTTACTAAACCTCTTGTGTAACCAGCAGATGCGAACCAAGGGAAAGCAATATTGTCGGTTAATGCTAAGTTTTTAGTTACTTCCGCAGTTGGTGGGAGATATATCTGTGTATTGTTAACTGAATCTTTTGTCAGTACCCATGGGTAATATGTTGCGGTGTAGTTAGACTCAATACCTGTATTTTCTAAGTTGTCTACCACTTCTTGAGGGTATATTAAACCTTCATTTATATCACTATAAGTTGGTAAGAACAAATTAAAGTCAGGTGTTGTACAAATGTAGATTGAATCCGCTCTATCATTTTCAGTTACATCAATAGCATTTTCAACTAAATTAGAGTTATTAACATAATCAATACCCGGTGTTACAAAAACATTGATGTTAGTGGCTTCAGGGTTAGCAAATGTTGATTGTCCCCATCTGTACGCATAATAGTCAGTATTCGCCCAAACCTCTTGATTAGGTCCTGTGATTTGTTTAAATGCTCCCCATCCTGTTGCGGTTGGGTATGTTATAGATGCTTCTGCTCCGAATTTATAACCCGATTGTCCTAATTGGAAATTATCTCCGTTTGTTCTATATTCTCTGTAGATATCCCATCCATCGAAACCACCATATGCTAACAAAGTAAATTTACGTGTTCTTAATTGGTAGTAAGCGTTATCTGAATCTGTTGGTTCAGAACTAAATGGTGCAATACCTACCTCAAATGCTGATTGACCTGAAGTCGAATAACCATTTTGTATAGTTACAACACTAGCATTTACGTCCATATGGAAACCTTTTGTCATGTAAGACCAATCAGGACCTGTTGTGTCAGTTCCTAAATTAGCTGGTAATTGTTTTCCTTTATATTCGAAGAAATCACTATCGATACCTGTAATATTTGAAATACCTAAATACGCTTTTAATGGGTTTTCACCATTAGAAATTACAGGATTATCTCCGCCATTTGTTGAACCAAAAGGTGGGTTGTATAACGTATCTCCAGGTTTGTTATATTTTGTTTTGTAGAAAATGTATGGTGATGTTGCGTTTGCATATTTTCTCATTACATAACCTTCAAATCCACAAGGTAGTGCATCTGTAGGTGCCTCATCGTTCATATCTAACATAATATATTTAGATTTAACTTGATATTCACCATTAGATGTACCGATCTTGTTAGCAACGTAATTGTTTTGATTTGGGTCCATTGAACAATTAGTAAAACTTTCTATTACTCTTACATTTTGGTCATTGTCAAAGTAATCTCTAACTAAAACATCGAATGTCCCATTATTAAATGATATATTTGCAATTGATAATTTTACTAATCTATTAGCCGCATTTCCGTCAGAAATAAGTACAAATCTAAATAGTTTATAAACTTTATTACCTCTAAGTTCTGAAACAACATAAGGAGTTTTTGGTGTTTGGTATTGTTCTAAATAAAAACCAATTGATTGTGTGTTTAGAGATTTAGCACTATCTAAAGCGATAAAATCACAATACAATCCTCTAATCTTACCTTCTCTGTAACTATTCAATAATAAACTAGGATAAACTTCCTCCACAAAAAGTGGAACTTCAGTTCTATCTTTTCCAAAGTTACTCTTACCAAATACCTTAGAAATATAATTTGTATTTGATGATTCAAGTGATGTCTCAAAACTAAACGTATCGTTATCAAAAGTTAAACCTGACACTACAAATGATGAGAATGGATCTTTTGTGATTGCAGAATAAACACCAGAACAAACCATTTGTGCGTTTGTTGTTGCGGATACTTCATATCTTGGTCCGTTTTGTGTTGATGAGTAATTTGTTATACCTCTTGAACGAAGAGTTGCTATAATCATATCATCGTAAGTTGAAAAAGGTGAACCTGAATAGACTGTACCGTAAATAGTACAAGAACCAGTATATGTTGTAGTGGTCGCTCCTGTTCCTAAAGCACTTAAAGCGGTACCAAAACTAAAACCTGCGTAACTACCATTACTACCTACTTTACTATAATCAAACAAAGCGTAATACCAAGGGTCGTTTGTTGCAGCTGATAATGTGGCATTAGCTAAATTAACATTACTAACACCGAATGTTTCACTAGTAGCGGAAACAGTATTACCAAATACCGTTGTTCCCGTTACTTGATTGAACGTACTTGAACTTACAGTACCCCAAAATACCGCGTTTCCTCCTGTTGATCCTGTACCTCCATTAATGAATTTAGTTACTTGAGAAGATATGAATGCTTGGAAATCCTCATTCAAAGTAGACGTTCCACCATCAAATGTAGTGTATTCATTATTAAATAATGTAGTTAATAACGATGGAACGTTTGTTACTGTAACACTTGTTGAAGTTGCTGAGAACGACAAAGTCTGAGATCCTGTAGTTCCCGTTGCAGAAATAGTTGAAGGATCAGGGTTTGCAATTGTTGTAATTGACCAAGAAGGACCCGCATCATAACCTGACAAACCTAATACTCTTGTCACAAATAATTGGTTTGATTGACCAAGGTATGCCTTTGCGATATAAGATGTTTCATATTTAGGTATTTGTGTGTTTACAAATCTTTCAGGACTAGTACCTCCGAAATAAACTTGGTACTCATCGTAATTTGTAATAAAGATTGGTTCGAAAGCTGGTCCTTGAAGTGTTTCACCTACAATACCTAATGTAGTAACACCGACGCTTTGAGCCACAAAAGTCAAATCTCTTTCTGAGGTATAGACACCTGGAGATACAAAAACTTTATTTGTTGAAGCCATTATTAAAAAGTTTTAATTAATTTATTTTATATATAAATACAATCAATTTTTGCAAAAAACTACGGTTAAATATAATTATTTAAGAAACGGGATATTAATTTCTGCCTTTTTTCTGCCTTAATATTTAATAAAAAAATGAAAAAAATTAAAAACATAAAAATATCAGAAGAGTCACACAAATTACTTAAAAATTACTGCGACGAAAAGGGTTTAAAAATTTATAAGTTTTTAGAGACACTAATAAAAAAAACTTGTGAAAAAGAAAAAGATATTTACGGAGAGTAATTAAACCAAGAATGCGGTAGCCTTTATTAATGACTCTTGATTAGGGTCGTCTTTATAAACAATTACACTAAGTAAGTCACCATTACTTATTTGTATTTTAGATAAATTGTCGCCTAAATAATTGTTGTTTATAAAAACAGAATAAGACGAAGAACAACTACTTGTGGCATTAATTGTTCCTCCAGAAGAAACTGTAAAAGATGGTGACGTAGAACTTTTAACACAAACAGATCCTTGACTCCCCGCTATTGTAACACCACTAACTGTAACCCCCGAACAATTAACATAAGTTAAAGTATTATTAGTTGTTGATGTATAATTTATATTATAACAATTAGTTACATTAGTAACACTATCGATTACAATGTCGGCATCATATCTAAAAACTTCATTGAGTTGAGTGTTTCCTGAAACAAATACTAAATCTAAATCGAAATTATCAGGTCGTGGTGGTTCTATATTTGCTCGTCTTGATTTGTTTAAAGTGTCCACTTCAAACATAGTTAGTTGTCTTGTAATACCAGGTGAAACTTGATACTCCGCTTCATCCAATAAAAAACCCATTAATGTTATTTTATATGTTTGTATATAATATTTTCTTTTTTCAATATCTTTTACAGATTCATCAGTAGGGTTTTCTAACTTCATTGGCATATAATGGCCCTTTATTTGTGTGTATGCTTGTTTAGAGGTAAATGTCTGCATCATTATTTTGTTGAATTCATTTATCTCTCGCATCCTATTACAAAAAATCTTAACATTATACGTAATATCAACAGGTACTGGTTGTGGTACTTTATAAACATCGACCCCCTTTCTTTCTCCGTTCCAAGTGGGTACTGAATAATAAAAAAATCTTAACCTATCGGGAATATTCGCAGCCCCTCCTTGAAATTTTCCATAAACCACTTCGGGTTGTCTAACCGTAATCACAAAAGGTAGTGAAACGTTTTTATCTAAATCCTGAAATTTCCAAGTTTCAGTAAATTGAGACCAACTTTGTGTAGTAATAATTTTATCTACTGTTGGTACTGCTTTACCGTCAACAACCAATTTTAATTTTTCTTTTACAAATTCTAAAACCCCTTTATCTAAATCTGCATGTAAAACACCTTTTGGTAGGTAAGTACCATCTTTTGTAACATCTTCTATGAGTTCTTCTCTTCTTTCTTTACCTACTTTAGTTGGGTCTAATGGAAGATATTTTTTTATTTTTTTTGGTAATGCCATATTTAAATTCCTTTAAATTCGTCGTTTGTAACAGGTGATGCAATAATTGTCCTGTAATATTTTTTATAACCACCATATGTGTGTTTCATGTCCGAATTGACTCTTCCGTCATTTACCACCGAATAATATCTTACTTTATCTTCTGTTTCATAATAAGCCAAATAATCACCTAAAGATATTTCAACGGCCAATTGATCTAATTGTGATTGATAAACACTAAATGTCATATTACCTGGTTCTAACTGAGATAGTTTAGTTGCCCCTAAATCTGAATTTGTTGGTGCATCAATTTTAACTAACCCCTTAACTTCAATAGGTGCTAAAAATTGTATACCATCAGATAATGCTTCACCATAAACATCATCATTATTTGTTCTTTGTCTATCAACTCGATACAAAACAACAGTAAAGTTCATATCCCCTAACTGCCACTCCATACCCATTTCCATTTCTAAATTGAAATCTTCTTCAGAAAAAAATTTATTTAATCTAGTAATCGGAACTCTATTTTGTGTCATATAATATAAATACTTTGATTGATTTTTTTATATTATTTACTATTTTTATTTATAATATAATGGAAGAATTAATTTCAAAAACACCCGAGACAAGGGCTCTTCAACTATTGGACGAATATGAAGGGTCAAATAATTATATTTTGGCATTAAAAAACAAAAAACAAAATAGTAAGTCTTTTACACCAACAAGATCACAGGCAGAATACATAATTAACTTTCACGGACGAACACCAAAGGTTGCAAAAAAATGGGTTAAGTTAGATTCATATTTTGGAAAAAAAATGATGGAAGATAAAATGTATACAAAAGAACCATCAGAAATATATGTTGAAAAGTTATTAGTTGAAAAAGATAAATCATATCACATTTGGGGTAAAATATTTTCAGGAGACACTATACATGACTTTTGGATTCCAAAAACTGCGCTAATAAAAGATAATGAAGTTAAAAATGTTGTTATAAAATATTCTAAATATGACCACAGAGCTCCGATGGATCACCAAAAAGAGGCAATTGAGAAACTTGTTAGAAATAAAAAGTTTATTTTGGCGGATGATATGGGTCTTGGTAAAACAACCTCAACAATTATTTCGGCACTTGAAACAGGTGCAAAAAAAATATTAATTGTTTGTCCTGCATCTTTAAAAATTAATTGGCAACGTGAAATTGAAAATTATTCTGATAGGTCTGTTTATATTGCGGAAGGTAAAAAATTTTCAACTGAATCTGATTTTGTTATAATAAATTATGACATATTAAAAAACTTTCATGACCCAAAAAAGAAAGAGGAGTCTATAATTTTAAATTCTAATTTTGATTTGGTTATTATGGATGAGGCCCATATGATTTCAAATCCACAAGCGCAAAGAACAAAAATTGTAAATGATTTATGTGGGAAGGTTGAAAGAGTTTGGTTATTAACGGGAACACCAATGACATCAAGACCAATGAATTATTATAATCTTTTAAGTTTAGTTGAAAGCCCTGTTGCTGCAAATTGGATGGCATATGCAAGAAGATACTGTAATGGATTTCAATTCAGTGTTGGTAAAAGAAAAGTATGGAATGTAACAGGAGCTTCTAACTTAGATGAACTAAGAGAGAGAACCCAAAGTCATATTTTAAGAAGATTAAAGGAAGACGTATTAGATTTACCAGATAAAATTATCACACCTGTTTATTTAAGGTTAAAATCAAAAGACTACGAAGAACTTATGGGTGAGTACTTTAATTGGTACGATAATAACTCAGAAGAATCGTCGTCACTAACAATTCAATTTGGTAAATTAATGAAAGTTAGAAAAGTAATTGCTGAAGAAAAAGTTAAAAGCACTATTGAGTTAGCAGAAAACATTATTGAACAAGGAAAAAAAGTAATCATATTTACAAATTTTACAGACACCCTACGAACAATTTATGAGCATTTTGGAAAACAAGCAGTTTATTTAGATGGATCTTGTTCAAAACCTCATCGCCAAAAGGCGGTAGATGATTTTCAAGAAAATGATAAAATAAAAGTTTTTGTTGGAAACTTAAAGGCCGCAGGTGTTGGTATTACTTTAACTTCTGCTGAGGCAGTAATTATGAATGATTTATCATTTGTTCCTGCTGAACACGCACAAGCAGAAGATAGATCACATAGAATTGGTCAGAAAAATTCAACATCCGTTTATTATCCATTATTTGAAAATACAATAGAAGGGGTGATTTATGATATCCTTAATAGAAAGAAAAAAATTATATCAACAGTGATGGGTGATGATATCATGGACGATGCGTCAACGATTGAAGAAATGTTAAATATGATTTATTCTAAAAGGTGATATTTATAATACATGAACATATCTTTTAAATTTGAAGGTGTAAAAGCAACTGAAAAACAAAAAAATCTTTTAAAAACATTTGTTAATTTTTTAAAGGGGAAATACCCTTTAAAAAATGATATTACTATAGAATTTCTAAACGATAGAAAAGACAACATGACAACAGGTCAAAGAAAGCCGGACGGAAGACTTTTAGTTTTGGTTAATGGTAGATTAAATAGGGATATTTTAAAAACAATTTCACACGAATGGGTACATGAATATCAAATGACAATTAAAAAAAGAAAATTCACAGGACATATAGGTGGGAAAAATGAAGACGAAGCAAACGCACTTTCAGGAACATTACAAAAACAATTTGAAAAAGAACACCCTGAAAAAGAAACTATTGTTTTCAAACCATTCCAAAAGAAAATTGAAGAATTAGAAAACTCATTAAACGAAGAATCCCCATTAAAAAGGCAGATTATTACAGAAATTAAAAAAATAAACATAGAAAAACTACCATATGAATTTGATTCTCTTGAGGGATTTATTGACTGTGAAACAATGAAAACCCATTATGGTAAACACTACAAGGGGTATGTTGAAAAATTAAATGGCGAATTAGAAAAAATAAAAGGGAAAGATTTGGACCTTGAGGGAATAATAAAAAAAGTTTCTAAGTTTAATCAAAAAGTTAAAAACAACGGAGGTGGAGCCTTTAACCACGCACTTTTTTGGAAAATGTTAACCCCAAAACCAAATAAGATTGGTGATATAATTTTAAAACAAATTGAAAAGGACTTTGGTTCTTATGAAAAATTTAAAACTGAATTTGAAGAACATGCTAAAACAAAATTTGGTTCTGGTTGGGTTTGGCTAATTTTAACCAAAACAAATAGATTAAAAATTGTTACAACTTCAAATCAAGACAATCCTTTAATGAATACTGAAAAAGAAAATGGTTATCCACTTTTAGGTCTTGATTTGTGGGAACATGCTTATTATTTGAAATACAAAAATAAAAGGGATATGTATATAAAAAACTTTTGGAAGGTTGTTAACTGGGGGTTTGTCGAGGACCAATATACAACCCAAATTAAATTAAAAAAGTTTTAACCAGATATTTATTATAAAAAATATCCTATGTCTACAGCAATAATTACTGAACCGCAAAGAAGTAAACTATACAAAAGAATTAGAAATCTTTTGGGGGCACCTTTAAGAGGTGTTGAATTGGAAGATGAAATGATGGATTCATTATTGGAACTTTCAATACAGGATTACTCACAACATGTTAATGATTGGTTAATTGAATCTCAGTGGTCGTCACTGTATGGTCTAAACTTAGATGAACAATCATTAACAAAGGCATTTACAACAAGAAGTTTAGACTGGGAAACACAATATACTTATGCATATTCAAAAATTGTTGGCCTACAGGCTGGTGGTGATTATGTTTTAGAAAAAGATTATATAGATTTAGTACCCGGACAACAAATTTATGAGATACCCGCAGGAAGAGAAATAAATGAACTTTTATGGTTTTCTCGTTCAGAATTGGACGCAGCATATTTTGATCCATTTATGGGTGGATTTGGTGGATTTGGTGGTATCGGACTTGGTGGTGGTGCGGGATTTTCACAAATGGGAACGACTGGTAATTATTTTATTACACCCGCATCTGACATTCTTTTGAGAATGGCGGACATCCAAATGAAAAGAAGATTAATAACTGGCGATTTAACATATAGAGTAACAGCACTACCTGAAGGTAAAAAGGCCTTACACTTATATAATGTACCTGGTGGTAAATTTGATTTTGGAAACATTAGAAGAAATGATTATAAAGTTTGGTATTGGTACTATGACACTTTTGATAGAGACGATTGTTTAGCAAAAAATCCTGACGTAGTTAGACTACCATCTGATGTACCTATTGATGAAACAAGGTGGGATGAATTAAACTCACCGGCGCAAACTTGGGTTAGAAGATGGTTCACCGCTTATTGTAAAGAAACGTTAGCAAGAGTTAGAGGTAAATATAGTGGTAACTTAAAAACCCCAGATAGTGAATTAACTTTAGAATATACGACACTTCAAAGTGAAGCTAAAGATGAAAAGACTATGTTGTGGGAAGAATTGAAAACAAGACTTGAAAGACTTAGACCTGAAAAACAATGGGAAATTAAAGGCGCTATGGCTGAGAATATGAATAAGGCTTTAAAATATAGACCATTTACAAGTCCTTATAATGTTATATAATTTTTTATGGCAATTTTTAGAAGTCAACCATCCTTACGTATTATTAATGGTAACCCAATAGAAACTTCCGATTCTGTAATTGTTACAAATGAAAATTACACAACTAATGGCGAGTACGCAATAGTAATAAAGGGTGTTGAAAAATGTGTATTACGTTTAGACTCTAATACGACAGATCACGTAGTAATTAAATCATTAACAAATGTTTTAGTTACATCTAACGAATTAATAGATGAAGAATTTAATGAAGTAGACCTTAGTTACGGTTCTTGTGTTGAGTTTAAAAAAATTGGTGACTTTTGGTACATACTTTCTTCAGATGGATTAAAAAACTCTTAGTCAAAAACTAAAGACATTAAATCACCGTCTTCATCAAATTCATATATATCGTCGTCATCCACAGATGATCTAACTTTATTTTCCAACATTATTTTTTTATTGTTTTCAACTCTTTCTTTATCGACCAATTCTAAAGTATCGTCAATATACATATAATAAGGGTCAATACCTACACTTTGCCAAAAAGTTACTTCCATATCAGAAAGAGTTAACACCTCATCTAATTGATCTTGGTCTTTTTCTTTCATAGGATACCCCCTACCCATTACTGTTTGTGATTTAGTAAAAATAGGTTGGTCCTTTGGGTCTTCAATTAAAATGTCTTTTCTAATTTCAGGACTGTAAACAACAAGTAACGGCTCTATTCTTTTATTAAATGCTGCCAAATATCTTGGGACATTGTATTCACCTAATAAGTCAGGGTTATTTTCAATTTCTTTTTCATCAATTAAATAACAATTTAGTATTACGTCACTTTTTGATAACATTTCAGGTGGGATCGATCCGTGAATATTTGTATAATCCTCTATTTGTTTTTTGGTCATCTTTGTTGTTTTTTTCTGAACGTCACCGTGAGATTTCTTTTCACCATTATTTACGTAATAAATTGTGTCACCTAATCCTGGTTTTTTCCCAGCACGCATTAGAAGTTCCATATGTGCCTGTCTAGACATTAAACTACCCGCCTTTGTTGTTTTTGTGATATGAACTTTATAATCATCTATTGATTGTTTAACACGGGCCTTGTTTGCAATTTTTGCTAATGGAATTTCTCTATTATAAATCTTACTAACATATTCATAATAGAAATCTAAAAACTCACCACCCTTACCATCAAGTAACATTCTTAATCCTTTATCCAAAAATTCAGCAACATATGTTTGTAATTTTTTAGATTTAATTGTATTACCTGTAAGTTTAACTTTACCTTTATCCGTAAGAAGTGCATAGTTTTTACGTGCTACGTTAATTGTTGCTGGCCATACACCATCAATATCAAGACCCATTTCATTTCTCATAAATAAATCATTGTATTCCGCAACATCAGCTTCAGCGCCCACATATTCTTTACCTTCTTTAACTAAACCGTTAAGACCCTTACCGATATAAATGTAGTTATCCCTATCTTCGGGAGTTTCAAAGTTTACACCATCCGTATCCATTACAAGTGGAACATAACCTTTACTCATAAAGTACATAATCATCTGTCGTAGATATTGCCTACCGGTACACGTAATCTGTTCTCCCATGTCCATATCACCCCAAGGGAATACATGGGGTGCCGATAATGATCCGAAGAAGGCGTTGATAAAGATTTTGATTGGTAATTGTTTCCTGTCGTATGAGACAGAAAGTTTCGGATCCGTTTTTTTAAATTCACTTGCTAAGTTTTTATATTTTATACGAGTATCACGAAAGTACTTTAACATACTTTTCATGGCACCTGTTACGTCACATTTAGGAAACACATCGTGAACTAACTGAATAGATGGGTATAGTGATGAGTAGTCAAGTTTTAATACCTTTCTTGAATATCCAACCTGAAGTAACCTTGAAAGTCCTCCTGTAAATTTTCTTTTAGGTAATTTTCTTGGAATTGCTAAATTATGTTTATATGACCATGCACACATAATCATTTTCCATAA